ACCTTGCGGGATATGTTTCAAACGTTCTAGATTAATAGATCCAAGATTAGCGGCAACGTGATTCATGGCTAGTTCTGATTTCCCACGTAGAATCTTTTGATAATTGCTAGCAGGCTCAGATGCATAACCAAGCCCGTTATTATTCTTACCGCCAATAATCATTGGCAAATCTGATATTGCATCCCAAACAGTTGTATGAGGTTTCAATTCATTTGAAAACAATGGCGAAACTGGGAGACAAAGTTCTTTAGCACCAGCGAAATTAGCGACCGCCTTCGCATTATATTTAGGCTCAGGGAAGTTGATTTTTTTATTTTTTCCATATATAGCGATGAAAACAGTTCTGAATCTCATTTGCGGAACGCCATAATGACCAGCAAACAAAATACGATGTTCTACGCTATAACCTAATGATTCCAGTTCTTTGTAGATTTGCTCAACAACAGTGCCCTTCCCCAATGAAACAATACCAGGGACATTTTCGATTAAAATTGCCTTAGGTTTTAACGCCGCAGCTATCCTAAGAAAATCCTTAAATAAATGATTTCGTTCATCATCTAAGGATCTAATAGGTGCGTTGATTGAAAACCCTTGGCACGGTGGACCTCCTGCCAATAAATCTAATTCCCCTGGTTTTAATGATAATTGCTTCATCAAATTGCTTTCGGCAATTGCTCTTACATCATCAACCACAACCTCAGTATGAGGATGATTAAATGCATAAGTCTCCGCATGAGCCGGAACTAACTCATTTGCAAGAATAGGCTGAAAACCAGCCATATCTAAACCACAGGTAAGGCCACCTGCCCCAGCGAATAAATCCAAAGAAATCAATTTACTATTCATATATGGCCTATTAATCACACTTGCTCTTGGGCATTTAAGTAACGCATGATACCCACCATCGTCTGCGAAATCTATCAACCTTACCGAGCATACTTAGCGTGCGCTCGTATCCCCGCCACGCCTGCCCGCTTTATGGGGTGGTTTTCATGCACCTGCATGACATAAGTAAAAGCCCGCCAGTTCTGGCAGGCCTTAGCAAAAACGATCCTCCAACGATCATGCGTTTTCATGCAGCATAGACATGCACAACGGTACTAACGCCTCGCATGGCTCGTTGTTCAACCTTGCTAGCGTCAGAATCAAGTCCTAACGCCAGCAACGTTCCTACGTCTAACTGGGGAGATCCATTGAACGGTTGTACTCATGAGTACGGATTTTCGCCATCAACTCATCAGTCAGCTCCGAAACCCACTGGATAGCAAGCCGCTTCTCTTCATCATCGCACTCACTAGCCGCTACAAGCTTCACAAAAAAATCAATGCGCTGGAGCTTCAACGACTCCAAAAAATAGTCCTGCATTTTCCCCTCCAATCAAAACAACTGTATATAAACACAGTATATAATTACCCATCAAATGTAAATTGTTTTTTCTATGTTTCAAACAGATGGCTCAAGTGCGATGCTTTACAAGAGACAACGGAATGAGGAATAAATCGATGCGTAAAGCATGTATTGAACTTATGGCAGGAACTAACGCAGCCTGTCTGGTTGCAGGTGAACTAGGCACTGGCCGCTGTCTTTACTTAGTTGTAGTAATGGAAGACATATTTGGTAAACCTACAACAGAACAATGGCTAAAATCCTTAAGGCTCTGCGAGGCCAAGGCGGCTGAACTGAAGTATGAAGTTGCCCGCATTCGCGGTAAGAGTCTAGCTGGCTTGTAACCCTTCAATCTAAGGCGCCTTAGTACCACTGGCGCCATTTATCATCTTCCTGCAAACGCTGATCCCGATAAAACAAGCGCAACCCTGCTCCAGACGGGATGCTACCGCCACGTAAAAGCAGATCCACTTCCGCATTGCTTGCATCAAATCCTCTGGCAGTCAGTTCTGCCTCAAGCTGCAGGCGCTGCTGCTCCGAAATACTCTGTATGTATGTTTTTTTCCGCTTCGGTTTTACCAGCCTCAACCTGGCTGTCAGCTCCCGCCGTTCCTTCTGGCCCATGTTGTAGAGATATTCCTGCAGCTCCTTCTCATCCATGGTTTTAATATCGGGTAAATTACCCCCTGATTTGTTCAGATTTTCAACAGGGGGACAGTTATTGCCACGAGTCCAAGGGGCGCAAGCGCCCTGGTCGGCTGTCGCCTCCTGAAGGTCAACGGCTTTACGAACCATTTTCCACTTCACTGAATGAGTGCAGATCCGGCCCTCAATGATCGGGGACCATATGCCATAAATACGAACACCGTGATCGCCGTAGGCGCTCGGCTCGTCGTTCAGCTCATAGGCAGTTCTGACAAGGTGATGTTTACGGGGAACCAGGACGCCGCCCTGCTTCATGATGTAGGTGGCAAAACATCCAGCGTCAGCTGCGGCCAGCACAGCATCCAGACGCGGGTTTTCCAGTACCGGCGCGCCTGCCTTCTTGTCACCCTGCGCCCTAGCAGCCTGACCGGCCAGCAGGCGCAGTTCACGGTACGCCTGGCGGCCAGGAATACCAAAGAAGCGGAATTGCTGGACACGGTGCAGCGAAGCCCAGGCGTTTACGTTCTCAGCGTTATCGCGCAGTGATCTGCCCGTTTCTTTACTGATTTCCTGCGCCAGCCCGCGTCCGTCGATGTTCTTGCTGATGTATTTGGCGATATAACTGGTCGGGGTGCCCTTTCGCGGGTTGATAAGCTCAGACTTGAAGCGCGGCCCGGTATTAGCGCCAAGCTCCTCCCGGTCCTCACGAATGGCGAATTTACGCAGCAGCGCGGTGATGGACTTGCGGTCTTTTTTGCGCATGAAGCACAGCAGGTGCCAGTGCACGGTGCCGTCATGGTGTGGTTCAGCAACGCGGACGCCATACCAGCGCAGCCCAGCTTTGTGCATCGCCTTACGGAAGGCGGCAAACATATTTACCAGGTAATCACTGCTCTGGCGGACCGTGGCACTGGTCCATTTCGGGTTTGGCCTGCCGTTATTAAGCGTCGCGTGAAAGCGTGACGGGCAGGTGATGGTATAGAACACGGCGCATTCACCACGCATTTCTGCGATCAGCTCCAGCCCCTTAACGCAGGCCATCATTTCGTTGCGCCGGTGCGCCGGATTGCTACTACTGGCGTTTACCACTTCTTCCATATCCAGCGTGTCACCTTCGGCGTTAACCAGCTCATGCGAGCGGAAAAACTCCAGGGATTTGCGGCGCTGTTCGCGTTTGTGGATCACGGCTTCATAGCTGACATACGGGGACGCTTTTTTGTTAACCAGGCAGACAGCGCGCAGCTGTTCTTCCCGCCATTCACACCGCATCTGCCACAGCTTGCGATACCACCAGTCCGCGCAAAGCATACGGGCAAGCGATCCCGGAATAAGCTCGTATGGGACCGGCTTACGACGATGCTTTTTGCGGCGCAGCTTCTCGAAAGCTGGCGGGATAACATCAAGGCGCATGGCCTCAGCGGCCACCCTTTCCCATGACCGCCGGATCTCTTCCGGCGTAACGTCTTCATCCGTAAATAGTTCATCGCAGGCAGCCCCCAGACACATGCTCATGTGTGCCGCCACCAGGGTGGATAGCCGCTTGACCTGCTCCTGGTTCATTTCCGGCAGAACCAGCAGGCCCTCCAGCCCGTCGTGGCTCGCCATAAAACAGAATGACGCAGAAACCTGGCTGGTACGCACGCGCTCCAGTCGTTCAAGGCACGGCCTGATGGTTTCGCGCAGATAGCGGGAATATGCCTTCGGCTTGCCCAGGCCCTCGAAATATTTAATCCGTTCAAGCAGCGGCTTACTGATGTGCGCCGGTTGGGCGCTCACGTCAGCAACGATGACCAGATCGGGATTGAATTGCTGCTGTTCGCGGGCCATTTTGGCGCGGCTTATCAGCTGGTCCTGCTCCATTTCCCGCTGAACAGGATCACGGGATTCATTGTAGAAATAGCGTTCCCAGACCCCATTACTCAGGGCTTCGCGGCGCAGCTGTTCCTGCTCGTTATCCGCAGCATAGAGAGTAATCAGGTTTGAAAGCGCAGAAACCGGCGCTACTTCCGCCGGGTCCATGTAGGGGTTAATCGCCTTTTTAGGTACATTCCAGGCAAAAGCAGCGGCGGAATCTTCTGCACCGCCGTGCTTTTCAACTTCGTGATGACTCACGCGCGCACCTCATGCACGACAGAGCAATCAGGCCCGCCGGCTGGATCAAAGCCAGCCCATACTTCCGGCTTGAGTACAGCAATAAGTTCGTCAGCCCTTTTTCCTTCGCCCGCGGCAACGCCGATGCTGCGCTTTATGTTAATGCGGTCATGGGTGAAATTTCGATACAGGGAACGAGTCAGAAAAGTGTCGCTGTTCGAAACAATGATCGGATGGCCTTCTGATGCCCGGCGCTCAAGAATAGAGGCCAGCTGATACTGATCGTCCTCAGTAAAACCGGCAGTGTGATAGGCACTGAAAGTACCGTCATAAGGCGGATCGCAATAAATAACATCCCCAGGCACCAATAACGCCAATGTTTCGTCATAGCTGGCACAAATGAACTTTGCACGCTGGGCCTTTTCCGCAAAAGTGCGAATTTCTGCTTCGGGAAAATAGGGAGCTTTATAGTTGCCGTAAGTTACGTTGAAATGCCCTGCCCGGTTATAACGGCACAACCCACGGTAACAATGGCGATTTAGAAAAAGGAAATAAGCAGCCTTCCAGATTAAGTCTAAGGAATGCAAATGATTAAACTCTTCACGAATAACATAATACTGTTCAGAAAAGTTGTTGCAGGCAAAGAGAGCCTTTGAGATAGCAATGAAGTGTTCTACTTCATCTTTAATTACCTGATACATATTAATCAGGTCAGCATTAATATCCGCGACAAGATAATGGGGATAGTCTGTCGCCATCATCACAGCACAGGAACCCGCGAAAGGTTCAACCAGTCGTGGGCCACCAGGAAGGTGCTTAATCAGTTCCGGCATAATAGCGGTTTTATTTCCCGCCCATTTCAGGATGGTGCTCATACAGCGCCTCCGTTGTAGTGTTTACCTTTAAGCTCTGCGATTTCCTGACAGGTAACGCAGAGATCACAGCCCGGCATGGCGGCCCGGCGTTCTTCGGGAATGACTATTCCGCAGCTTTCACACTCCAGTGAGGAAGCCCCAACTTTTCGGATACGGGCATTGTGGATGTGGCGCTGCAGCTGTTCTTCCACCCGCTGCTGTACGAGATCCATAGAGTCAGCCATTAGTGCAGCTCCTGGGATTCGTTTTCGTAGCGGGTAGCTTCACGGCGCAGCAGTTCAGCCGCTTCAATACCGTTTAACCCTTTGTTGGCGATATGGGTTGCCAGCGCCTCAAGACGGATTGAAACTGCAAGCGCGCGTCCTTTGCGCTCCTCACGTTTGGCAATATCGATCACCGCCATAAGCTGGTCGGTTTCTGGTGCAAACATTTTTGGTAATTCGTTCTGCATTGTTCTTTCTCCTGAATTTGGGCAAAAGAATGCCCGGCGGGTTTACGCCATTAATTTCTGTTGTGGGTTAATTCGGCATGGTTAGCCGTTTGGGAAATAAGCTCACCACTGCACGAAAATGATTCATTGCTTTAACCAGTTCCCGCTTTTCGTCAGTAGTCAGATCACTAATATTGACGCCGTGACGTTCTGCCGGAATTTTTGCCATAAAGAATATGGCTGCCAGTGCCCGCTCATTTTGTTTATGGTTTATATCGCGGCGGTCGCGCATATCTTTAATAAACCTTTCAAGCTCTGGCTCAATATTCAGACCAAACACATTCGCCCTTAATTCCGCTATTCGGTTCAGCCCTTCCATACGTTGACCCGGGCTTAATGGAACAGTCGCCGCAGCGCCTTCAATAGCCATGGTTTCCCCCGTTTGGTAGTGGTCAGCCCTGCCAGCAGTTCATCCTGAGAGCGGGACGGGTGCCAGCGCTTGCCATCTTTCCCGATAATCCAGCCATGGCCGCAGTGCATAGCTGGACTTTGTTTTTTCAATAATGATGCAAAACTTGGTTCTTCCATAACCCCTCCAATATGTGCCGGGATGTTTAACCACGCCCGGCCCGTGGTATTCTGGTGTTTCCACACAGCCAGAAAGGAAAAGACATGAAAAATAACGAACAACAGAACGAAGCTCTTAAACAGTTAACTAACGTCCTTACTGAGGCAGGTAATCAAACCAGAGTCGATGTCCTCGCCCACTCAATCCTGCTGCAAGCTATTTTTTCTGTTCTTTCCGAAGAACAAAAAAATCAAATTATTAAAATCCTTCAGACCGCTACCGTTAATCAACATGCTGCGACCGCAGGCGTTGAAGCAGAAGTAAAAATGTCTCTCGCTCAGCTTTTAAGCGGTTTTTTAACGCCTCAGAAGCTGAATTAAGGACCTGATCACACTTTTCACATGCACATAGGCAGCAGGAGTTATTAGCGTGTTTGCTGCCTTTATTTTTCTCTTCCATGTTCACCTCAGATAATGCCGAACGAAGCGCCAAGGCCCGTTACGGTGTCCACCGCACTTGCCATTGCGGGGTTGGCCTGCAGGCGGGCCTGCATGGAAACGGCAGCCAGTGCCATCAGACGAGTTACTGAATTGATACTGCTGATCACGTCACGGCGCCCGGCGGTTGTTTTCACATCGCCAGTAACGGCACCGGCGGCAACTCGCCCGATTTCAGCGGTGGCGCTCATGACGTAGTGCGGCAACTTCTCTTTTGCCACTTCGTTCATCGGCACACATGGCAGGCAGTGAATCTGTGCCAGGAAGCCATCAACCAGGGTTGAGTCCTCAGTGAGATCGGTAAGCAGCCAGATTTCAGGCGGTGTGAGCTGATGCGGCTGGTCCGGGTTCAGCTTGTTGCGCAGCGTCTGGACATTCATTCCCGCGCGTTCTGCCAGCTTCGCCATGTTGTGACGCAACGCGAAAGCCCGGCAGGCCTCGTCAAAGTGTGGATGTTTGGAAATCTTATAATCAAACATGTGCCCCTCTCAAAAAGTTCTCATAATTGAACTTACTGACCAACAATGACACGAAAGTTGGAATGACCGAGGGATTCACGAACCTGGTCGGTTTTGTACATCAGGTAACGCAGGCTTACGCGACCTTTGTTTTTTTCTTTCTTGACCATGTACTTAGCAAGCTGACCATGGTGAATTTTCTGGTAAACAGAGCCACGGGAGATACCTTCCCATTCCGCGAACTCTGCAGGCGTAGCCATCTCTTTTGGTACACGAATTGAAATATCAGTGCTCATAGTGCAATATCTCTCGGTTAAGGTTTGGTTTACGTCGTTTTATCTTGTTTTATTTGATTCAATAATTGATACATCGAGATACTACGATCCAATATTTGATACGTCAATAGGATTGAAAAATGATACAAGTGAAAGCTGGCGAGAATACCGGGGGAAGAGAGGCTATCCATAGACTAATGGCTGCCTACGATTTTAAGTCCAGACAACAACTGTGTGATCACCTGGGCGCATCAAAAAGCACCATGGCAAACAGATACTTAAGAGATAGCTTTCCGGCGGAATGGGTGATTCAGTGTGCTTTAGAAACGGGAGTTTCGTTACTGTGGCTCACTACCGGGCAGGGAGAGCCAGGTTCAAATATTGACCATAAAAAAGATATCAATTTCGTGAACTCTGGCAAAGTTAAACCTCTTTCGGAACTTGTCTCCCCTGAAATTGACAAGGCAACTCTCAGCGGTGGCTTATTGGTCGAGGCAGGGAAAGCAATCATTGATACCAGCCTGCTCCCCTCAGACTCACGCAACCTATTACTGGTGAATACTTCTGGAGATTCTTATTTAGTGGACCGCAGCCAAACACCTCCAGTTAACGGTATGTGGTTGGTAGATATCGACGGAATAAAAAGCATCGTGAAGTTAACACGTCTTCCAGGAAACAGATTGGTGGTCCATCAAGACGAATCATCCTTTGAGTGCAACCTTGATGATATCGAGGTTGTAGGCCGCGCATTAAAAATAATTAAGAGCCTTTGATATGACCATCAGAAAGCAACCAAACGGAAAATGGTTGTGCGAGTGCTACCCGAATGGGCGCGACGGTAAGCGTGTGCGCAAACAATTTGCGACGAAAGGTGAGGCCGTAGCATTCGAAAAATTCACCATGGATGAAGTGAACAAAAAACCATGGCTAGGAGAAAAAGAGGATCGGCGACATCTGTCAGAGGTGATAGAGCAATGGCACTCACTCTACGGGCAGACGCTTGCAGACCCCAAACGCCTGATGGCGAAACTTAGAATTATCTGTAATGGTCTGGGTAATCCCATCGCCTCAGAACTTACCGCCGGTGACTTTACGAAATACCGCGAAGCGCGGCTAAAAGGTGAAGTGCGAAATGAAGATGGCTCGCTTATGTCACCTGTTAAGCCCCGCACGGTAAACCTTGAACAGCGCAACCTATCATCAGTTTTTGGCACCCTGAAAAAGCTGGGCCACTGGTCAGCGCCCAATCCGCTCGCCGGACTGCCAACATTTAAAATCGCAGAGGGCGAACTAGCGTTTCTGACACCAGAAGAAATTAAGCGCCTATTAGATGCCTGCGCAGATTCTCAAAGCCCCAGCTTACTGATGATTGCAAAAATATGCCTGGCCACCGGCGCACGATGGAGTGAAGCCGAAAACCTGCATGGCCATCAGTTATCGAAATACCGAATCACCTATACCAAGACCAAAGGCAAGAAAAACCGTACCGTGCCGATATCTCAGGATCTGTATGACGAACTCCCTAAGAACAGGGGGAAGCTATTCACCCCGTGCAGAAAAGCTTTTGAGCGTGCAGTAAAACGAGCTGGCATCGAGCTACCAGAGGGCCAATGCACTCACGTGCTGCGTCATACATTCGCCAGCCATTTTATGATGAATGGCGGAAACATACTGGTACTGCGCGATATTCTGGGCCATGCCGATATAAAAATGACGATGATTTACGCCCATTTTTCTCCAGAACACTTAGAAGATGCCGTTTCAAAAAATCCTTTAGCTAATTTAAGGTAATTCCCAATGATTACAGAGAATAATATCAACATAGAATTAGAAAAATTATTTGATAATATTTTAAGAAAATCATCAATTCGACCACCAATTGAAGTCGGAAAAAACAATGATCTTATCAGCGATTTTCACTCTAAATGCGAGAAATTTAAGGATTGCCTCAAAGAATACCTGACCAATAATGATAAAATATTAGCCCACAGAGTCAGAAGCAGATTAAAAGTCATCCAATCTCTACAGGATGGTATCATAAATTGCTTAGAATGTTTTCTTACAGGTGATATTAAATCTGCATACGATTGCTTTGAATTAATGCTTAAGCCACAATTTATATCACGGCATATAAAAAACATATGCATACCATTAACAGAGATGTGCAATAGCCAAAGGCCATTATTTAGAGTCAGGAAATCCGACCGCCCCCTATCCACAAGAAAAGATATATTCCATATTCCATTTAACCAACGCCATCTGGTTAGGGCGCAGCGATACTCAGTTGCAGGATTACCATGTCTGTATCTTGGCACATCTTTATATATATGCTGGCGTGAAATGGATAAGCCAGATTTTGATAAACTATATATATCTTCATTCATTACTGATAAAGAAGACGACAAATCACTTCTATTGAATTTGAGTGCTGACTTTCTTTACAAAACTAGGCTTTTTTTAAAAAGAAAAAATGCTCCAAAACCAATAGAAAAATATTCAACTAGTACAATGCTATCCTACTTAGCCTTGTGGCCGCTTATACTCGCCTGCAATTATTTAAAGAAACATAATGATGCTTCATTTATACAAGAATATATTATTCCAAATTTACTAATGCAGTGGATTAGTAGAGACATTAATAATAATAATATTATTGGAATTGCATATCGTTCAACTAAGCTTCCTGCAAATACCGATAGCAGAAAAGGTATAAATGTAGTTCTCCCTCCAAAGGCACGATATGAGGATATAAAAGGTTACGATTTCTGTCCTGTGCTTTCAGATAAGTTTAAATTTACTCCGCCAGTTTCATGGCAAGTCCTCAAAACCCTTGAGTACGTCCCTCTGCGCCAATCCTTTTCTGATAGAGAGAATTTGAGTGAGGAACTTAGACGCAAAAAAAGTTGGGAAATTATGGGGAATATTGATGATGAAATTTTGAGCATTTATAAACTATCAGACTTCTACAAACTTGAAGTTTGCATGGATGAGATTCTGGTTTACGATGAAATCTTTGGCGGATAAAGTGGCGACACTTTGGCGACATAGCATTAAAAACGCATAAAACGGACAAATACCGTAAAACACTAATATACTGTTTTTAAATATAAATAACTGTTTTCACTATACTAAAAATGGTATGTAGGAATTTCGGACGCGGGTTCAACTCCCGCCAGCTCCACCAAATAATGATCCGGATACGTCCGGTGAAGTACAGAAAGCCCGCACGGCACAAGCCCTGCGGGCTTTTTTACATCTATTACCGCCTGGTGAGGATTGCAGAGAACCTTACGGGCACTGGAGTCAACTGACGCGGTGGGTAAAGCGGCTGCGCAATGGGTGACAGGGCAAAACGCCAAATGTCTCACCAATAACTCCCGAAAGAATTGGAATACGAGAGTCAAAGAAAATGGAACATTCACTGAGAGTCCTGCCTGGCTGGGGCAAAGCTCGCAGTCAGACTGTCGAGCATAAAGATAAGCAGTTGCCCGTGAGACGCCAGGATGTTGGGCTACGGTATCCATAGATTTACGAAGATTCAGCAGACCTTCTTTGCGAAGCTTAATGATCAATTCTTTTCTGTCAGCTGCTTTAAGCGTCCTGGCCGTAGTGGCACGAGCAGCGGCGAAACTATCTATGCGCTGTCGAATGGTCTCTGTTCCTCCAGGATCAATATTTTCTCACGGAATTTTTTATTACCGTATGCGTTATTCAGCGTAGTCCGAAGACGTGATCCTGCTCACCCAGTCAAACATAACTTGCATATGATTGCCATTGGATATCCTCACACCAACCTGACACGCATTTACGCCTGTCGTTTTGCCAGTCAAAACCTGTCCATACTTCATATAGATTTTGATACCGACTCCCTGTTTATAGCACTTATTGCAAATCGAGAAATAATCTCTTCTTGATGGAGTATCTTGCTGAAGATTAAATTCGTCAGCCGGCACCAGCGAAAGATTAAAAGCGTCATTACCTGATAATTCTTCAAGAATTGCCAGAGACTCTAATTTAACTTCAATGCGCTTATTTCCTTTAGGTTTATCCGAAGCCAGAATCAAATTTTCCCTCGGATTAAACTTCGCAATGTAGCCTGTGATTATCCGGGCATTATTACTCACCAATCGAACAGGGATATCATTAAAACGTAGAAATTGAACTCGACGAGCAAGCATAGAATAATCCCGCGGCCATATTTCAGCCTCTCGCCCGTAGGAAATATCATTTACAGCTATACATTCCATAAAGATATATTCATCTATGCTGAATGAAAAAGCCCCGAATTCACGGGGCTGAATAAAACGAAATAAATTAACGTAACAGAGACAGCACGTTCTGCGGGACCTGGTTAGCCTGTGCCAGAACGGAAGTACCGGCCTGCTGCAGGATCTGCGCGCGAGACATGTTGGAAACTTCGGTCGCATAGTCAGAATCTTCGATACGGCTACGCGCTTCAGACAGGTTGTTTACGGTATTGCCCAGGTTGGTGATAGCGGAGTTAAAACGGTTCTGTACCGCACCCAGGTCAGAACGCAGCGCATCCACCTGCGCCAGCGCGGCATCAATTTTCTGCAGCGGGTTTTCGGTGGTTTTAGCGGCTGCTTCAGCCAGCTCTGGTTGTGCTTTGAAATCATGACCAGCGGCTTTGCTGGCATTGTAGGTTTTACCGTCGATAGTAACGACTTCGGTTTTACCGTCTACGCCACCCAGTTGGTTAGCCGCTGTTTTGGTAGCGCCGTCAGCAGCGGTATAACTTGTGGTTTTAGCTTTAATTGCTCCTGTCGCTTCATCGTAATCTGCGGCGTAATACTTATCGCCAGCTTTAAGCGCATAACCGCCTTCAATTGTCTTACCATTTTTATCGGTATAAGACATTTTGACCAACTCAGCGCCATTAGCATCGGTAGCATCCACGCCGCCAGCGATTAAGGCATTTTTCGCATCTGCTGAAACAACTGTTGGTGTATCTTTTAACTCCTGTACTTCTGTTTTAGTTGTCGCACCTGCCGGTATTGTGGTTTTAGTTGCACCTGTAGCAAGTGTAACTTTACCGTCAGCAGCAACGTTAACTTCATAATCGCCATTTTTGGATGCATCAGCACCAGTATAGCCACCAATAGAAACAAAATACTTATTATTATCTGCGTCAAATTTAACTGTACCGCCCGTTACAGCAGGCGTACCAGTCGTACCACCTATGGCCGCTTTGATGGCTGCATCATCAAGACCCGATACATCCAGTGTAGTACCATTATTGGCATAAGTTTTCGTGGTTACTGCTGTATCTTTCACATCATACGCTTTCTGCACGTTCAGTGAATCCAGGCCCAGGGTCTGAGAGTTGATCTGCTTCAGATCGATATCGATAGTTTCACCGTCGTTGGCACCAACCTGGATGGTCAGGGTGTTGTCCTGCGCCAGGACTTTCACGCCGTTGAACTGAGTCTGACCGGATACACGGTCGATTTCGTTCAGGCGCTGGGTGATTTCAGCCTGGATGGAGTCGAGGTCAGACTGGGAGTTGGTGCTGTTAGCAGACTGAACCGCCAGTTCACGCACACGCTGCAGGTTGTTGTTGATTTCGTTCAGCGCGCCTTCAGTGGTCTGCGCAATGGAGATACCGTCGTTAGCGTTACGGGAAGCCTGAGTCAGACCTTTGATGTTCGCGGTAAAACGGTTAGCAATCGCCTGACCTGCCGCATCGTCTTTCGCGCTGTTGATACGCAGACCAGAAGACAGACGCTCGATAGCGGTGCCCAGTGCGGACTGGGATTTGTTCAGGTTATTCTGGGTCAGCAGCGACAGACTGTTAGTGTTGATTACTTGTGCCATAAAATTTTCCTTTTGG